GTCTTCTAAACTGGATGTTGCAGGTTCAAGTCCTGCCGAGGTCGCCAGCTTGACAAATGAATAAATATGTTGTAGTATAAGAGAGTAATAAAAAATTAATGGATAAATAACAATGGCAGTTTTTAAGAAGAACGGGAACGATTTTATAAGAGACAATAAACCATATGCAGCCAAGAATGGTAAGTATGCTGGTAAGTCTCGTTTTGAAATTGTACAATTAATGATAAACGCTAAAGAACGATTTGCTGAAGGTTCTTCAGGTAGTGGTCGTAAACTAGAAGGTATCGCAATTGTATCAAAACCTAATACTTGGCCTTGTATTATTCAAGTCAAATCTTCTACAGGAAGTAAGATAGAAGAAGTATCACTTACAACAATCCATAAGTCAACACTATTTGGTGGTGGAGGTGGTTCAGGTGGTGGTGCAGCCGTGACAGCAATTACTGAAAGTGGACAATGTTATTATTGTTCATTAGCATTTAATGTTAAGAAAGGTCCAATAAAGTTAGCAGACATTACAGACGCCAATATGGAAAAGGCTGCTCGTTATGTACAGGCGACCGTTGCTTACAAAGCATTTAAAGATAGAGTACCAGAAGATTGGATTGATAGTGGTACATTTCTAAAAACAGCAAACGAAATTTATAAAAAGTATTCATCAAGGGTTACTGGTGGTGTTTACTTTCATAGAGGCAGTACTTTTATGGGTAAAGTATATGCAGCTAAAAAAGAAGTAATTAGAATAGATAAACAAATGGCACAGAAAGATGGTAGAGCACCATTAGCGCCAGGTAGTTTTTCAGATGACAAATGGAATCCAGGTGATATATGGATGACTACAATGACACCAGGTTCGGATCCTCTTGCATTGTTTAAGCAAGATTGGGGAATATTAAATCAAGCAGTATTAGATAAAGCAGGTAGATTAAATTCTCCTAGAACTTTCTTACTAGGTATCTCTCTAAAGAAACTAGGTAGTACCGTTAAGTTAGAAGAGTATAATGCTCCTGAAAGAGTGAAGTTAATATCACACGATTACAAAAGTCATAAATTTGGAAGCAACAACGATTTCTTTTCGTCAATTGATATGTATATGGGTATGGGTGGTGCGAATGTTCAGTTTAGAGCATTTAATTCTACTTCAAGTTGGCAAGGAGAAATAAAAGGATTGAGTGCTGCCGGTGGTAAAATCGGTGCAGGTAATGTAAATTTCTATTGTGAGAAACACATACGAAAATCTATAGGTTCACAAGGTATAAGGTCTGGTTGGAAAGAAACACCAGGTAATCAAGTTAAGTTGAATGATATGTACCAACTATATAAGAAGTATGTTAATAATCCATTAGATAGTAGTAGTACTTTTAGCAAACAATGTATTGACAAAGGTGGTAGTTTTATATTCTCAAAGAATATGTGTCTATTGTTTTTAGACACTATGATGACAGCTACAACAACACAAAGAAATAAAGTATGTACAGATATTATAAAATATGCAGCTTCTAGTACTGATTTATCTTCTTTCTTTGTTAAGGTGTCATAAGACTTATAAATAGTAGCACAACGAAGTGAAAATTTATATTAATGGATAGTTTATTTGTATATGGAAAAAATGAAGGACAAAAATGTTTAGTTTTAAAGGATATTCTAGCTCAGGTACGAACACACACCTTGAGCATTTAGAAGACGAAATAATTAATAACGGCCTGGCAGGCGGTAAGAACGCTATAGCGTTTCTACAATCTTTACAGAAAATGTTAACAGGTAATGTTAGCAATAAAGTAAATGTAACCGTTAAGTGGGATGGCGCTCCTGCGATAGTATGTGGAACTAATCCTGAAAACGGCAAATTCTTTGTCGGTACAAAATCTGTATTCAATAAAACTCCTAAAATCAATTACACTTCAGCAGACATAAGAAAGAATCACCCAGGTGGTGTTGGTCCAAAATTAGAAGTTGCATTAAGAGAACTAAAAAAATTAGGTATAAGAGGCATTGTCCAAGGTGATTGTCTCTTTACTAATGAAGATAAGAAAGTGAATAACATTGACGGGCAATCAATGATTACCTTTACTCCTAATACTATAACATATGCTATGCCTGTTTCAAGTGCGGTCGGTAAAAAGATTGCTCGTGCTAGAATGGGCATAGTGTTCCATACACAATATGTTGGTGACAGAATGGATAGCTTAAATGCTAACTTTGGTTATGTTAAAGGAATCAGAAGTAGTAGTGTGTGGGTACCAAGTGCAGAATACAAAGACACTAGTGGTAGTGCAAGTTTCAATCGTGCAGAAGTTTCAGCGTTTAACGCTCAGTTAAGAATGGCACAAGGTAGTTTACAAAAAGCAGGACCTATGTTAAATGAGTTTAATAGTACAGACGATTTAGGCGTAGGTATGAAAATTAAAACATATTTCAATAGTATCGTTAGAGGTACACAAGGTATGGGTAGTGTTAAATCACTAGTAGATGGTTTTGAACCATACTATACAAGTTTCATTGATAATGAAATAACAAAACGAAAAACAGAAAAAGGTAAAGCACCTTACATCATTGCAAGAGAAAAGAATATAAAATTTATTCAAAGAAATAAACAATCATTATATTTTGCTATTGCAACATATGTTACCTTACAGAATTGCAAAAACATTTTAGTACGAAAAATAGCACAGATACAATCTATCGGACACTTTTTAAAAACTGATACAGGTTTTAAGGTAACAGCACCTGAAGGTTATGTTGCTACAGATAAGATTGGTAATGTAGTTAAACTCGTAGACAGATTAGAATTTAGTAGAGCAAACTTTACAATTGCTAAAGATTGGGTGAAAGGATAATATGGATACCTTTAAACAACACCTATTTAATAATTTGATGGAAGCCAAACAAACAAGAGTTGTTATTATGGGTGGACCAGGAAGTGGTAAATCAACTTATAGTGAATACATTGTAAGACACTTTGGTATTAAACATATTTATCCAGGTGGATTATTAAGAAAAGAAATTGAGAATGGTGGTCCTGAAGGACAGAAGATTAAAGATTTATTAGACCAAGGTAAATTTGCACCTAATGAGATAGTTTTAAATTTAGTTAAGAAAGCACTACAAGACAAAGGTGCTTCAAAAGGTTATGTGTTAGACGGTTATCCTAGATATATGCAACAAGTAAGAGATATGGAATCAAATGGTATCACTTATGATGTTGTTATATACCTTGATGTGAGTAGTGAAGAAGTTATTAGAAGACTTACTAAGAGAGGAAGAAAAGATGATAAGCCAGATATTATTAATGATAGAATTGGGTTATATAAAAAAGAAACCGGTCCCGCCATTGAACATTTTAAAAAGAGACCTGGGTTTATTTCTGTTAAGGCAGAAGGAAAAGAGCCTGGCGATATTGCGAAAAACATTATTAAGGAGATAGAAAATGCAATTTAATGAATACCAAACTCTAGCTGCAAACACAGCAATTTATCCACACGCAAGTAAGGTAACTTATCCTGCATTAGGATTATGTGGTGAAGCAGGTGAAGTCGCAGAAAAAGTTAAGAAGAATATTAGAGACGGTGCAAGTCCTACATTTAAAGAAGATATGAAAAAAGAATTAGGTGATGTGTTATGGTATATATCAGCACTTGCTAGAGATTTAGATATTGATTTAGATACAATCGCACAAATGAATTTACAAAAATTAAAAGATAGACAAGAAAGAAACCAAATACAAGGAAGCGGAGATAACCGTTAAGTAATGAAAACTTTTAAACACATAATACAAGAAGGCGTTTACGACCCAGGTATATTTAAAGCGTTCTTTTTAGCAGGAGGTCCTGGTTCTGGTAAGTCTTATGTTACCAATAGAACAACTGCTGGTATGGGTTTAAAATTAGTTAATTCAGATGTAAGATTTGAAAATTATTTAAAGAAGGCTGGTCTATCATTAAAAATGCCTGACCGTGAAGCAGACAAAAGAGACCCATTAAGAAATAAAGCAAAGGTAGTCACAGGCGACCAGATGGACTTATATGTTAGAGGTAGATTAGGTCTTGTTATTGACGCCACAGGTAGAGACTATGACATTATTAATAAACAACGAAGTATGTTAAGAATGTTAGGTTACGATACTTATATGATGTTTGTAAATACAAGTTTAGATGTTGCATTAGAAAGAAATAGAACAAGAACTAGAACCGTGCCTGTAGATATTGCAACGAAGAGTTGGAATGTTGTACAAAGTAATATAGGTAGATTTCAAAATCTATTTGGTACAGGTAGTATGATTGTAGTTGATAACAATAATGCAAGTGAAGATACACTTAACAAAGTTTACACAAGAATTAGAGGACTCGTTAGACAACCTGTTCAAAATTATGTTGCGAAAAAGTGGATGGAACGGGAACTAGCGAAGAAAAGAAATGCCAGATAACTTTCAAAAGAAACATAGAATGGACTATGTTAAAGAACTATTAAAGAAGTGCAAGTCTGTAGCAGAAGACTTGAATGACTTAACACACCCTAAAGTTTCTACTAAACCTGTACAGAATATTGTAGGTGACTGGAAGAAAATTGATGTTAAAGCACCTTCTAAAAATGATAGTCCTGAAACTAAAAAAGAATTAGATATGATGTCTGAACTATTTACACAAAGAAATAGTGCAGTAAAAGAAAGTATAAAGAACCACGATACAGATACATTTTATGGTATTGAAAAATACTTAACTGCTAATAATTTAGAATACGATACAAAAGATATATCTGAATTAAAGAAAGCAGGTAGTGGTGTAGTTAGACATTACAAAAACTTATATCAAAGACCAAGACCATATGAACTTGCAAAAGAAATGAATATGGATTTTGATAGTATGGAATTAATTTCTGATAGTATGAAGACACCAGCATATCCTGCTGGTCATAGTATACAAAGTAGATTGATTGCAGAATACTATGGTAAATTATATCCTAAACATAAAGATAATCTAATAGAACTTGCTGACGAATGTGGTTATGGTAGAGTAGTTGCCGGTTGGCACTATCCGTCTGACCATACAACTTCTGTAAAGATTGCAGATGAGTTAATCAATATGGTAGATATTCAGGAAAGTATTATTGACATTCCTAGAAAAACATATGCACCTGCTGTATTTGATAACGCAGATACAAATAATCCTAAGATGAAAGCAAGTGTAGTAAAACAAATACAAGACCAAATTAAAGTATTTGAAAAAGAATTTCCAGTTATCAAGTATGGTTTGATTGGTTCTATTCTAACACATAGATATAGAAATGACGCAGACCTAGACATCAATGTATTATTTGATGTACCTGAAAGTGAAAGAGTTGCAGAAAGAGAAAGACTATCTTTAGAATTTCTTTCATCAAAGAATCCAAATAACATACAAGGTAAACTAATACCTGGTACAAAGCATCCTATTAACTATTACTTTGTAACCGATGAAGCAACATATAAAGACCAAGAGAAAAAAGCAGACGCAGTATTTTCAATTACAAGAAATGTATTTGTTAAAAGACCTGAAGATTTTGCTTTTGATATTGATGTTTATATTGCTGACTTCAATAAGAAGGTACAAGAAATAGATGTAGTCAAAGGTGAATTAAAAAGAGACATTGTTGACTATGACGAATTAAAAGAATTAAGTCCTAACGATATAGAAAACTTACAAGCAAGAGTAGAAAGTAAGTTAGAAGAAATAGAAAATGATATAGAGGACATAATAAAGATTGGTGACGGTGTTGACGCAGAAAGAAGAAGTGCGTTTGATACAGATATGTCGCCAGACGAAATCAGAAAGTATAGTATTAAAAACAGATTACCTAAGAATGTAATCTATAAGATGTTAGAGAAATATCATTACATTACTTTCTTTAAGAAGTGCAAGAAGATTTTAGATGACGGTATAGTTACCGATAAAGAAATTGATAGTCTAAAAACTGAAGCAGTAGGCACACCTAAAAAACATATCGCATTTACATTTGGTAGATTTAATCCACCAACGATAGGCCATGAAAAGTTAATTAACAAAGTGGCTGCTGTAGGTGCAAATGATTATCTCATTGTGCCAAGTGGTTCGCAAGACCCAAAGAAAAATCCATTGAAAGTTGCTGATAAGATTAGCATTATGAAATCAATGTTCCCTAGACACTCAAGCAAGATAAAACAAATTGCAGGTGCAAGAACAGCTATTGAAGTCATCAATAAATTAAATGGAAAAGCAAATCAAATAACAATGGTAGTTGGTTCAGATAGAGTAAGAGAATTTGAAACACTACTAAACAAGTACAACGGAGTACAAGCAAGAGGAACTAATTACGAGTTTGATAAAATCAATATCGTATCTGCTGGCGAAAGAGACCCAGACGCTGAAGGCGCTATGGGAATGTCAGCAAGTAAAATGAGAGCTGCGGCTCAATCTAATGACCTTAAATCTTTTAAACAAGGTCTACCTACATCTTTTAGAGACAAAGATAAACTATTTGGATTAATTAGAAAAGGAATGAACTTGGCTGCAGGTTATACTGGACCAGGTATCGGAACATATCAACCTATCGCTAGTGTTGAAAGCTTTACTAAATGGCATTTAAGAGACTTGTATATCCGTGAACAACTATTTAACATAAACGATAGTGTTGAAGACCAAGAACAAGAGATTACAGGTAAAGTAATTCGTAGAAGTACAAACTATGTTGTATTAGAAGACAATAATTCTAATTTACATAAGTGTTGGATATGGAATTGTATTCCACATGGCACAATAATAGATGAAACTAAATTACACGAAATTAACTTAAATGTAGACTATGGTTTTGAGGCAGTATCAGAAACGGAAGTCAAAATGAATGAAGAATATGGTAAGAAATTACCACAAGATAAGGATGTGAAAAGTAAAGACGGTTCACAACCTAAGAAGTATTACAAAGATGTAAAGAAAAATGATAAAGAGAAGAGAGCAAAACACTTTTCAAAACAAAAATATAAGAAGTCGGATAACGACAAAGACTACAAAGCTGCACCAGGAGATAAAGACGCAAAGACTACTACTAGTGTACATACGAAGAAGTATCAACAGATGTATGGTAAAGAATCCTATGAAGTAGGTAAAGAATATGCAGACCATACTAAAAGAATGACCCCTGGACAGAGTGCAGAAACTAGTCCAGAGACAATAAACCAAGAAGATATACAGAAATGGGCTTCTTCAAGTGAGACTATTGATAAATATAAGAAGAGATACGGAGAAGAGTATCAAGTAGAATTGAATGACGCTGTGAAAAAAATGGAGGAGAGATTGAAGATACAATCTTTTAAAGAATATGTTAAGGTTTAGTGATTATGCAGATAAGATAACGGTATCGTTAAACTATCACATTGAGAATAAGATACCTTTAGCAGAGAACATATATAGAGTACATAGCGAAGAGTTTTATGCCTTGTTTAGAGAAGCAAGACATATGTTTAATGAAGGTCTATTACAATGCGAAAGTGAATGGGATAGAACTTTATTAGAAACAGACATTGGAGAATTTGCTAAATATGAAGGTATGAAAGTACCTTTAGATTGTCCGATACAAGAAGAAGACGAAAAGAATCCGCCTTTAAATAAACCAAAAAAAGGTGGACCTAAAAAGTTTTATGTTTTTGTAAAAGATGGCGACAAGATTAAGAAGGTTACTTGGGGAGACACTACTGGTTTAAGAGTTAAGTTAAATGACAAAGAAGCCAGAAAAAACTTTGCTGCTCGGCACAATTGTGCTAGCAAAACAGATAAAACTACACCTGGATATTGGGCGTGTAATTTACCTAGATATGCAAAGTCATTAGGACTTACAGGTGGCGGTAACTTTTACTGGTAGGAGTAGTCATGTATAAATGGTTGCAAAACGAGTATGATGTCTTCTATGATGAGAGACCGGATGAAACACAAACGGATTCTTTCTTTCAAAGAAGTTTTGGACAAGACGCCAAAGAAGATAGTTTAGTTTGGCACAAAGACAGAAGAGATAGAACGATAAGAATTATTGCTGGAGTTAATTGGAAATTACAAATGGATAATAAACTCCCAGAGATTATGAAAATAGGAGATGTTTTTGAAATACCGAAGGAAACATTTCATAGAGTACACAAAGGTGATGGTAGACTAATAATAGAAATAAAGGAATTTTAGGAGAGAAATATAAGATGACTAGATATACAAAAACAATGAGAGAAGCCCTGGAAGAGGTGTGGGCAAACGATATTCAGATTGACGAAGGCAAGATGAAAACTATCGCTACTCTTTTTGACCAAGGTAAATCAGCTGAAACAATAGCAAAACAAATGGGTTTGCCTGTTGCAACCGTTAAAACTATTCTTGGTGAAGAAGACATCACAGAAGAACAACTGGTTGAATTTACAGACCAACAAATTAAAAGACTGAAAGCAGAATATGCTGACCTTGCAGGTAAAAGAATATCTATCGCAAGAGCAAATCAGTTAAGAAATGTTTTTGATAAAATTGCAGACGCTCAACTTCCTAAACTCTTCAAAGCAGACATTCCTTTTATTTCAGCAATGGCAGTTAGTCGTATGATATCTAAAGGTATCAAAGTACCACAAGGTGTAAAACTTTCAGCATTTGAAAACAAGTCTTGGGACGAAGTTATTTTAGAATATACTGAATATGTAGAGTATATGGCAAAGAACGGCGGCGAGGCTGGTAAAATTGCAAATATGTTTAAAGGTAAAACAGGTGGTGGAGAAATTCACAAATCTGGTTCAGAAGTTAGAATTGATAGTGCAAAAGATGTAGAAGCAATCCATAAAAAAGTAATGGATAACTTCCCAGACACTAGAATACTAACTAAAGAAGAAGATGATTTACCAGGCAATCTTGGATTACAAGAAGGCACAGGAACTATTAAAGGTTTCACAAACGAAAAAGAGAAATCAAATATGGTTTCACTTGCAAAACAACACGGTCTAAAAGTATCAGATGTACCTGGTGGTATTGAACTAAAAGGTAACATGAGAAAGATACTAGATATGCAATTAGCAACTAGGTCTCACTTAAAGACTGAAAGTTTAGAAGAAGCAGTACTTGCTGGAAGAGATTACAAATATTCTGGTAAAGGT